TTTCAGTACATCTAAAATCATTTAAACACCTACAATAAGAGCAATGATAATTACTACACCAACGGCAATAGCAATCTTCCATTTCTTTTCTAGGTCTATAAACCAATCTTTTATTTGTATTAGTTTTTCCATTTTTTTCTCCTTTTTTAGGGGGTGCTATGGTATTAGACACCTCCGATTTGTTAATCCTCGTGCATCCTAGAGCGTTTTTTTTGTCTAGAATGCACTAAAATTGCCTCCTGCCCCAAACACGAGGTTATTTTATTTTGATTGTTTTACTCTTCTTTTCTTCAGGAAGATTAAGTTTCATCTTAACTAAAAGGATACCGTCTTTAAATTCTGCATCCTTTACTTCAAGATGTTCTGCAAGAGTCCATCGTCTAGTGAAAGCTCTCTTGGCTATTCCTTTATGAAGGAAACTTTCTTCCTCATCTTTAGTCTCCTTAGAAGCTGAGACAGTTAAGACATCTTCTTTAACTTCAACATCGATATCATCTTTAGTGAATCCTGCTAAAGCCATTTCCAATTCATAACCATCAGTACCAATCTTACGAATGTTGTAAGGTGGGTAGCTTGGTGCTTCAAAGTTTGACATTGAAGACAGTTGGTCAAAGATAGAATCAAAGCCGACTGTTAAGTTTTTAAATGGGTCTGCATTAAATACCAGACCTCTTGTTGTAGGTATATTCATAATTAACTCCTTTCATTAAGCAAGTTATTGTTGTTGTTGTTGTCTTTAAGAAGCTATACCTTAAGCCTTCTTAAATTTTTTTGTGTCTAGTAGACCACCTCTTTTAAAACTTACACTAAATCCTGCACTAACTGAGCTAAGACCTGGAGTAACTCCAACAGTAAATCCTTTTTCTGCATCTGTGAATCCCAATCCTAGGTCATTTATTCCCCAACCATCATCAGTTTTACTAAATAAACTTTTATCTTCAGGAGGACTATATGTAGGACTATATGTACTTAGGTCATTAAAGGTATTTTGATTATTATTATTATTGTTGTTGTTGTTATTGTTATTGTTATTGTTGTTATTGTTGTTACTGTTATTATTATTATTGCTGTGTGGGTTTCCTCGAGAACTATACCCACCATCATTGTTTCCACCGTTTTGACCTCCCATTCCAGAAGTATCTCCACCCATTCCATGATGTCCACCACCACCGTAATCAGGGAAAGCTGGTATTCCAGACTTAGTTTTTTCTCCACTACCTCCCATAGCTTTTAAAAGCTGTGCTTCTTCTGGTGTAATGTAAGCTAACATATGACCTTTTGGCGCTTCTTTATTTAATATCTTTGCCATCTTAACTAATTCTTTATTCTTTTTAGTATCAATATTACCACCTTTTGAAACAGCTATTGAACCAAAGTACTCAACTAAATCAAAGACACTGGGTTTTCTTTTACCCTTACCTTGTGTAGAATATTGACCTAGAGTGTAAGCTCCTTCATTGGTTATCCCATAAGATTTCTTACCTGCTCTAAAGTATTCATCCATCCCTTTTCTTGTAGCATAATCTGATAATTTTGGTTTAACCATATTATTTATTCCTTTGTTGTAATCTTTTAATTTTTTGGAAACATATCCCACACTTTAAGTGAAAGAGGTTTGGAATCTTCTACAGATGTTCTACTTGTAAATGTCAAACCAGTATGAGGATATAATGTTCTTGTTAATAATGCTCTCCATGATGGAAAAGGTGCTAAATCCCATGCATTCTTATAAGCATCCTCCCAACTTTTATTTCCTGTAACTGCTTGTAATGTATTTACAATTCCAAGAGATACATCTTCAAGAGGTTGTAAACCTGGAGCAATACTCATAGGTCTAGCTGAACCATAACCAATAGTTTGATTTACAATAGTTGTTGGTAACCATCCCATAGTACCACTAAGTTGTAGAGCTTCCGCCGACCATTTAGGCCAGTTTACATTTGGATGTCCCAACATAGGACTATTATTTCTGGTATGTCCAAAAGAAACTAAGTCTCTTAAATCTTTTATTCCTCCATATAAAACTAAAGATAAAGCCATTAATGTTGCTTGTTTTGTAACATCATGTAGAGGACCGCTTTCTATACGAGCTATCATTGCATCAGTTTGTGCAGTTTTTGCCATCGCCCAAGAACTAAACTGACCGAATAATCTCATTACAGGATTTCTAGATTGAGAAAATAATAATCTATTTCCTACTTCTGGAATAATTGCATCTCTATTCATAGCATAGCTTCCAGCTTTCATTAAAAACTTTTTACCAGCATCAGAGCTTAACATTTGTTCTGGTGTTGTAAACTGAGACAACATCATTAATTCATTTGTGTTAATAATTTTACCGTCTTTTACTTTGATAACTCCACTATCTATTAAATGTTTTATTGATGTAGGGTTTTGTCTAAATAAATCATCTATTGAACTATACTTACCTTTATTAATAACTTTGGCTACAGCTAATAAAGATTTATGAGCATCTATAGCACCAGCATTAAATGCAAATCTTCTAGCAAAGTCAGTAATATATTCTAGACCTACTACTTTGAAGAAACCTTTATTTAAAGCTTGAGCATTTTTTCCTGTTCCAGCTCTTTCTATTAAAGATGTAGGAGTAAAAGCTATGTCTGGTCCTCCGTGAATAAAAGTTTTTCTAATTGATTCTTGTCCTACTTTATATGTTATCTGGTCTAATAACTGAGCAGCACCTTTTTCTTGTCCAGAAAGTAAAGATGTTCCTAATCCTCTAAAACCTCTGAAGTACTGGCCGAAACCTGGCATTGCTTTAAAGGCGGATAAATAGTGTCTGCTATTAACAAAGGGTTGTACTAAATCTCCAAGGTTTGCTATAGTAACTTTATCCATCATACTAAAGTTAGATAAAGTAGATAGTATACCTGCACCACCTCTTGCCCAACCAGGAATATTTGCATGACCATACTTACCAAAGAAACCATTAATAGTATCAGCTAGATAACTTACTTCACCTTTGTGGAGTGGTCCATAGTATCCAGTAGCACCACCTTGTCCCTTAGTAAATTTTTGTTTTATATATTGCTGTTCTAATTTATTTAAAAAAGGAATTAAAAATTGTCCTTCACTGCCAAATTTTCTAGCAAACTCTACAGACCTAACACTTCTTTGAACAACATCTGTAAGGACTGTCTCAACATCATCTACTATCCAACCACCATCCATTAGAAGTTTTTCAACTTTTTTATATTCTCCTTGTAATTTTCTATCAAATTTAATATGTTCTGATAAAGGTAAGAATAATTTTCCTTTTGTTTTTGAACCTATTTGAAAAGAATCTGGGCCAACAATATCTTTTACTCGTCCCTCATTAACACTTGCTAAAAACTTATCCGCTTCCTCTTCTGCAAACTTAGGATTTTTCTTAGTTTTGTTTGGATATTTATTTTTAAATATTTGTACTATTGTTTTTCTAAAAGCTAGTAAGCTTTCTTCATTAGCATTTATTTTTTCATAATTATATTTTCTATAAAAGAAATTATCATATACATTTTTTTCTTTAATACCTACATCATTGTAGTATTTCTTAAATCTATCTTTAAAGTTTATAATTCTACCTGCTAATGCTGTAGCCTCTTTACTTGCTTTAATAGTTCTATCACCTCTGACTATTCTCAAAGCTTCACTTTGTAAAGCTAAATTACCACGAGCATTTCCTAATACTTCTCTTATTCCTCCTAACCAAAAAGTTGTTGCTTCACGAGTCATATCTTCTACATTATTTGCAATACCTAAAGTAGGTTGTTGTTCGTCAGGTAGAAGTTTCCCCCACTTATCTCTTAGAGGAGTTTTCATAAACTTAGGAAATAATAATGTAGATATTTCATCCATTATTTTTCCGTGAGAAGATAATTTTGTAGCTGTTGTAGTAGATAAGTTTATATTTAAATATCTTAATTGATTACTTAGAAAATTATTTGCAATACCTTCACCAATTTTTTGTGCTTTATTTTGAGCTATGCCTGTTACTGCTCCACTTCTTAATGCTCTTGAAAGAAGTCCAAGACCAGCACCAGCAGTTGCCCACATTAATACTCCTTTATCATCTTTTTGCCATATAGTTCCTGCAGCACCTCCAAATAAAAAACCTACTACAGGTCTAGTTACATTATAAGCAAATGCCCTAGCAACTTGATTAGTTAAGCCACCTTTACTTTCTAATTCTCTAAGAACAGTCAAATAATAATCAGTCTGAGAACGAGCACTTTTATCTTGTGCTTTTAAAACAGTATCATCCCAATTTTTTAAAAACTTTTTTTGAGCTGCTTTAATTTTTGAAAGATTTCCTTTTGCTTTATTTATAGCTATAAGATTCTGTTTAGTTAAAGCTGAAGTAAGAGTACCAGGTATTTTTGTTATTTTTTTTGTTTTTAATTTTGTTAGTTTTTTAGTAAGAGTTTCAACTGTATTTGATAAATTTTCTTTTTGTGATAAAATTTTAAATAAAGCAGTGTCCGTAGCTTCAACATTTTTAAATGCAAGAGTAACTTTATCTGCTTTACCAACAGAATTAAGTATAAGAGTTTCAGCATCACTTAATAAAGAAGACGAACCACTCTTAGCTTTTTCAACAGCTGCCCTTGCTATCTTTTCATTTCCAAACATAGAAGGAAACAGTGCTGGTAAAGCTTTAGTAGCTCCTCCGATTCCAGCAGTAGCTACTCCACCTATACCTGCACCAAGTGCTACATGAGACCAATCAATTTCTCCTGTTCTGGCTGTACTTCTTATTGCAGCATCTCCTGCTCCTACAGCTGAACCTAATCCAAATAAAGCAACTCCACCTTTACCAATAAATTTACCTGCTTGTGCAGCTCTAGCCCAAGGCATGAATGCATAAACTGGGTCAGTAGCCATTACACCTATACGACCTGCCCATACCCAAGGATTATTATCATAAGAGCCATCTTTAAATTTAGCAAAGTCTGGGTTTTCGTATAGTTTAGCAATTCTTCTTGCTTCAATATCTTCAATAGTTCTTTCAGAATCTAAAGCTGCAACCCCAAGTCTCCACAAATCACCTACTAAATTAGTTTCAAGTGCCCACCCATATCGCATTAGTTCTGATTTATCAGGACCACCCTTATCAATCTTATACTCTCCAGTGAAACTCTGTACTTCACTAGGTTGGTTACTATTAAGAATTTTTAAGAGTTCATCGTTAGTAATAGTATTAGTAGTAGTAGTAGTAGGAATAGTGGTAGAACTTTCAGGTATTTTTTGTTGAGAAGAAGCATCTCTATTTTTCTCAAGAATTTTTAAGAGTTCGTCATTAGTAGTCATTTATTTACTATCTTTCTGATGGCTCTATAGCATTTTGTATTCCACTAATAAATTCATCATCTGTTGTTGTTGGGACTTTTGTTGATTCAGCTTCTGGTTCTTCTACTAATACAAACCTAACTGCTGTTTCAGAATAACCTGCATTAGGTCTAGTATACTCATATGTTTCAGCTTTATATGTATTTCCGCTTGTAGTTGTTACTAAATCTTTAAACTTCCATTGTTTTCCGATACCAGTGTTGAAGGTTGGTTCATCCTTAAAGAACTGTATATTCGTTACAGGGTAAGACACTTTTCTTTCAGGATTGATTCCTTTTTCATTAAAGAGTGTTATAAACTCATCTGTTAATAAATTATTATCATTTAATTCATTAATAGTATCTAATTTCTTTCCTACTGATAAGGAACCAGTTTGGCCATAAGTATTAGAGGATATTGAATTAACTGTATAAATTTTATAAATAGGAAGATTATTTATTTTTTGTATTATTGTGTCTCCAGGACTATACAATTTTTCTATACCATCAGCTTTAACTACTACTTTATCTCCCTCTACTCTAACATAGCTTGGTCTAGCAGACACTATTTCTCCCTTTTCAGGAGCACCACTAGCAGTATTATCTCCAGCATCATCTGTTGTAGTACCTAATTTAAAATAATCTACAATTAAAGGATATGAATTTAAAAAAGAAGAATTAGCATCATTATTAAATCCCTCTCCCCTTTTATCAGAGAAGTATAAATCTAACATGGCTTGATGGGCTTCTTCACTTTGTTCTTTAGCATCTTGTAAGTTAAGATGTATATTATCCCAACTATGAAATTTTCTAATACTATTTTCTTCAACTAATAATCCTACATTTCCTTTTGTTATATCATCTAAAGATAATATCTCAGTTAGGGACTGCATACCAGAGAAAATCGGTGGCATATCAAATTCCGCAATTTTTTCATTAGTAATTGCTACAGATGGTATATTTGCAGTTTTAAAACTTTCTAGTCTGTGGTTTGCCCAAGCATCTAGATAAGGAATCCAAGCTTGAAAGCTACTATCAGTAGCTAACTCTCTAGCTTGTGGCATAGGTATTCCATTTTTATTAAATTCAGCTCGTATAGTTTCTTGCAGTGTACTATCTTTAGCTGGACTAATATTAACTAAGTCTATTAGTTCGCCTCTTATTTTCTGTAGTACCAGTGGATTATTATTTCCCTTAACAGGACTAGGAATAACATAGATAGCATTAACACTTCCACCTTTAAATCCAGGATAGGCCAAGTTTGACAATTCAACTTTATTATCATTAAGCCATGTAGCTAGTTTTTTATTTCTATCATAAGTTGAAAAAGGTCTAGGGTCTCCAAAAATAACCTGGTTACTTCCTTCGTCATATATTCCACCACTTATAGGTGATATTGCTGCTAGAGCTTCCCCCATTATGAAATCTTTATAACCAGCTAATATTAAAGCTTTGGTAGTTTCTGCACCAGGTGCAAAAGTAGTTTCTCCACCTTCTACTGTCGTCCAATACTTATCTTCAGAATCAGGTAAAGTTTTTAAAATATCTAGTGCCAATTCATTTTGTGCAGTTTCACTAAGATTTTTAGTAATAAAGTCATTAACCATAGTTTGTGTAACACTCCAATTATTGTTTGGCTCTCCATCTTCTAACCACTCTTTTTGTTGAGTCTTATCTACAGGTAACATATTAAAATATGTATTAAACTCATCTTCTATACTAGCAGAACTTAATAGTTCACTATCTATAATAGAATCATCATCATCATCAGTAGCATCCCATGAATACTCTTGTCCAGCATTATAGTAATCACTAAACTCTTTATTGCTTCTTTTACTTCCCTCTTCTAAGTTAGTTTGAAGACTAGCAAGAACTTCCTCCCCACTATCCCAATTTTTTCCTCTAAGGAAAGTAGTCCACTTGCCTCTAGTTGAATCTTTTAATTCATCTATTTTCTGTGGGTACATCTCCATATCATAGTATTCTTTACCCCACTGTGGAGCAATAGGCGATGGATTATAGTCACTACTTAATTTCCATTGTTTTACATCACCTACTTTTTTACCTTCAGGAATATCATCTTCGTCAGTATATTTTATAGGTATTATATTATTCATATAAGTGCTAATGATAGCTTCTTTTTCATCTTCATCTGTCCAAGTTTTTCCATCCAATGATGCTAATGTTTCTGCTATATTTGTTTTTGAAGATGAAGGCCCTATAGCTCTTAATTTTCTATCTCTATCTAACCATGCTTTTTGATTTTCTCTATATAATGCTTCATCAGTAGCGTATTTTTGAGTAGCGATAGTCATATATAACTTATTTAATTCTGCTAGTTGTTCACCACGCTCTTTAATTTTCTCTGCTTTATCAAGTTGGTCATCTCTTGCAAACGCTCCTGCTAAATTTAACCAATCACCTTTATCCCAAGCCATATTATACCTCTTCTTCTTCTTGTGTTATTTGTTCTATAGGTAAAACTCCTGCTTCTTCTGCTGTAGGAAGCTCTTCAACTCTTGCAAGTAAAGAAGGTTCAACACTAGAACTTTTAATATTTTCTGGTTTTATTTTTTTTACTTTTTCAGATTCTGAAAGATATAATTCTCTATCTTCAAGACTCATTTCATCTGCATCCTCACCGTCATAAAGAACATAATCATTTATTCCTGCATTTTCAGCTATAGCTAATAATAAATATAATACTGGCTCAACTAATAATAGCATTAAATCAGGATTAATTTTTCCATCCTTAACTGAAACATACAGAATAGTTTGTGCTATTTCATCAATAGGAGTTTTATTCATTATAGAACCAAGTAATTTAATATACCTCTCCTCTTCAGTAATTTGCATAAACAAATCTTCCATAAAAGGTCTGACTTCTGTATATTGAGGTGGATTCTCCCAAGGAAATCTTTGTTCTGGATTAGCTGTTAAACTTTCTCCTGGTGTAGGAGCATCAAATGGATTTAAAACTTTACCATCCGATAACACTACTCCACCTGGAACATTTGTTCCTTTAGGCTTTTCTTTTATTTGTTCTACCATGTTATTTTTTATCCTTTAATTTATCTTTTAATAATTCATCTAAGGGATTATCAGGTAAGTTTAATTCTTTTTTTCTTTCTTTTTCCTGTTTTTCTCTTAGTTTCATGAATTCAAATTCAAGTTGTTTTTCTTTATCTTTTAAAGATTTATCAGATACCATAATATTATATCATATTATTTATGAAAAGTCAAGAATTAATTTAACAATGGGTTAGATTGTTCTGCTTTTAATTCTTCTATCTTAGCATCTAGATATTCTATAGCTGCACCATTGATTGCAATATCTTTACTGATAATGTCTACTTTATCTTGTAGTTCATTATTATCAGCAGATTGCATATCTAATAGTTCTATAAAGTTTCCATTCATCTCTGATTGTAACTCCTGAACTTTAATGTTTAGTTTTTCATTTAATTCTTTTATATCGTCAGTGATTCCTGATAAATCAGTTGTCTCATAAGATACTCCCTCGAGTGCACTAAGTCGTGTGTTGAATTCACCCCAGGCATAAAAACCTCCGCCGATGGCTCCTACTACACCAACAAGTGCTGCATAGCTTGATAATTTATTAATTAAGTCTGGCATCCATTAACTCCTTTAATTTAAAATAAGCTTTATTAGTATTATCTTTTGCATCTTTTACTTTTAATTGATATTGAACTATTGGGTCAAAACCAATCATTTTATTTATAGATGCAACATTTGTATAAATTTCATTAGAATAAGAATCTAAACTAACTTGATTAAAAAACTCAGGATTACCTTGAGGTAGTTGCCGAGTATCAAATAAAGCTTGATTTATATCCATATAACTAGAAATATCTGGTTGAGAAGCTACCATTTCTTTAGATACTATTTCATTAACCACATCTAAAGTTATACTAACTCTTTGCATTTCATTAGATATTTTATTTTTAATTACTTTTTCTAATGCTGCTACCTTAATATCTAAATCAACTTCCACTCTTTCGTCAGTTTCGGATTTATCTGAGATAAATTCTCCGCTAGAATCTGGTTCTTTAGTTGAGCTTCCTTCAACAGCTGCGAGTTCAGTTGACTCCTCGTCAAGTGATTCTTCTTGTTCGGTAACATCTGTTGTCTCCTGCGGCTCGTCTGTAACAACGCTTTCGCTACTGGATTGCTCTTCAATTTGTTCATCAGATATTTCCTCTATAGGTTCTTCATTAGTCATAGCTATTTCTTCAGTAGGTTCTTCATCTTCTACTATAACTTCTTCTTTAAACTCTTCAACCATTTCCATTGGTGGTTCTTCTTCAAAGTATTCTTCAAACATTTCCTCAAACATTTCTTCTGCCATTTCCATGTCTATTTCTTCCATTGGCATCTCTTCAAACATCTCATCAAACTCTTCTATAAAAGCCTCATCAGTAAACACTTCCATATACATTTCTTCTTCAAAGTACATCTCTTCTTCAAAGAACATTTCTTCCATTGGAGGTATTTCAGTTATATTAAATTCTTCAAAGTATTCATCTTCAAAAGTTATTTCTGGTAATTCTTCAAAGTATTCTACTTCTTCAAAGGCCATATCTTCTGGAAAAAATTCTTCCAGTTCAAACTCTTCGTAATAGTCGTCTTGATAGTAATCGTCTTCAAAAAAAAATTCATCAAGTGCCAAATAGTTATCTTCTATTTCAAACTCTTCTTCTTCAAAGTAATCATCATTAAATGAATAATCAAAATCTATATCTTCTATTATGCCTGGCTGTTCATAAAGATATATATCATCTAGATATATGTCATTTTCAAATGTATCTAAAAAAGTTTCAACTTCAGCTATTTCATCTTGACCTACACATGTTGGTGGTGTCTTTTCCCAACAATACTGAACTGTAGTTACTGTCGTAGAAGAAAGAACATCATATGTTAGTTTTAATTCTGGGTCTTTCACATCGACGCCGCTATGCCCTCCGTTATAGTTGGCGTTCCCTTGTATATCAAAACTAAACCTAGCAGTTAAAGAACCGTGACTATTTTCTGTATTAGGTGCAATAGTTAATGTATTAGAATAATTATTAAACTGATAGTTATGATTTGTAGTATCTTCAAAAGTAATACTTTGAGTAGTTGTATCAATACCATTAGTTGCTGTCTGTGTCATAGTGATAGTAGACTCTTGTGGATTCCACCATCTTATGTCTGCGGATAATTCAGAAGTTAATCCTTGTTGTAATTCTTGTTCTGTTAATATATCCTGAGATTGAATAGTTGTTTCTGCATACTTTCCATCTTTTCCTGTAAGATAAACTGACTCATTAATATCAGATGAGTCTGGAAACATAGTGCCTTGCCAACTACCATCATTCCATTTCTGAGATATTAAATTATCTGTAGTTACAGGATTACCAGTTGTAACAGTAGTTACTGTAGTAGTATCACCTGGGTTGGGAGTGTCTTCAATAGTTACAGTCTGACTATTCGCTGCCGAGATGAACAGCATTACCGTTGCCGTCAACGATATAAGCTTCCTTATCATCCATTGCCTCCGTAATCTGTGAATCTACTTCTTCCATATATCTAAGAGCTTTTGTATATTCTTCGTAGTCTGGTCTTTGTTTATCGTATTTGTTCCATTCTTCTAAAGCCTCACTTCCTATGCGGCCATTAAACGGACAAGGTGTTCCTGCGTGAGCCATAGCTGAAAATACTCTAGCATCTTGACATAAAATACTTACCGCTGCTACCTTCATATTAAAATCAAAAAGAAGTTTAGATAGCTTCATTCTTTCACAGTTCATATCTCTTTTAGTAATACCAATACTTCCACCTATTAAAGGTTTCTGTATTCCTAAACTAACTCCAACTGTACAAAGGTCTTGCGACATTGCAGATATTCCTGGAGCAGATGCTGATGGAACTGTACGAGTATCACCAGTATAGGAATTATTATTAGTGGTTGAATTAGTAGTTGTACTAGAAGACGAACCACTTTGGTAATTAGTTGTACTTTCAGAATTATAACCACCAGTTATAGCAGTATTACTTCCACTTGAATTCACTTGGTCATTTGTAGTTGCTCCACTAGATGTAACATCATTGTCTGCCATTGCAATACTAAGACTACAAAACATTACAGCTGTAATAACAACTGCCATTAAAATATTTTTCATTTATGTCGCCCTTACTAATTAATTAATTTCCGTTACTTTTCTTTGTTCTAATAAAAATTCTAACTATAAATTTTATAAACTTTTTAATATGTCCTAATACAAATTCGTTTAAGAACCATCTTACTATACGCATCACAATAAGTATAGGGCTAGATAAAACATCAAACACAACAAGAGATATATCTACTCCTGTATCTACTATATTATCTAAATTAAAATATTTCTTAATTCCCTGTTGGGTTTTCTGTGAGGATTTTGACAATTCTCTTCCTTCCCATATCCATTTCAACTTCAGCCTCTACTTGTACACACTGCATGAATATTCCCTCTTGTTCTGGGCCGATGTTTTGCATAGCCACACGCTTGGTCTTAAGACAATCAGCCATACCCTCAGTTGGCACCGTCTCTATTATGGAACCGTTAGTTATAAGTAGTACTGCGAAAAGTGTTTCAATCATGTGATATTCCGTTCTGTCTTATCTTATCAATTAACATTTCAACATCTATCATGCGTTCTTCGATGAATTGTAATTGCATATTTAGTTTTGCAATCTCTGGAATCTCTTTATTAACATGAGTACGAAGTTCCTCCTGCGTTTTACTTAGCCATTCCACTAACATAAAGAGTTCGTTTATCTGTGGACTGACCATGGTGCCTTTAGGCACTCCATCAATAAAGTCGTTTGCTGCTTCCATGTCTTGTGCCATTAACTGTTGATTTGTTTCCAACTTGTTTAATCTTTCCTGTATCGAGAAGAAGCTCATAGTGCCTATTGCGACTGCTGCTAGGATGGCTATTAAGTTTCTGGCAGGGAGAGAAATTTGCGTTGCGTCTGAGATTTTCATTTATTTTTACTTAGTTTCCAAGTAAATCCATTCTTTCTTTTGCACCCATAAACCAATCTGATTGTGCTTTATTTAAGAACTGTCCTGAAGTTGCTGCATATATATCAGTACCAGCATATCTAGTTCCAAATGGGTCTAAACTAGCGTCTACTCCCATAGGCACATATGGACTTTCTTCAGGGTCTTGTCCAAGAGTAGATAAATAACTCATAGCAGAATTTTTTCCTCTTTGTAGTAAACTAGGAGTTTTATCTTGTGTTCCGTAAGTAAAGTTATCTGGCCCTTGGTAACGAAGTTTATTATCTTTTATACCAACATATTCCATTCCGTAATCTTTAAATTGAACAGTAGCACTGTCTCCTGTCCAGTGAAAGTTTTTACCACTAGCTCCTTCTCTAAATTGTGTCATACCAAAATCTTTAGATTGACTAAAATCTAATGTATATTTATTAGCATCTCCTACAGATACTCCATTTTTCATCATATGTTGATGAGCATCATAAGAATTTAATCCATATTCTTTTGAAAGTGTATTAGCATATGTTTGAACATCAGGAGTATACATTGATGTTGTACTAGACATAGCTTGATTAATAATTTGTTGTGAAGCCATATTCATTTGATTAGCATTAAAAGCTTGAACACCACCAGTTTGAACTACACCACTAGATGTTCCCCAAACACCTGTACTTCTAGTAAACTCTCCAGTACCAACTTGCATTGGAGTTGTCTTCGCTATAGTTGGAGACCAGTTAGCACCAGTTTCAACAGCTTTAGTTATTAATTTTTCTGTACCCATTCCAGCTCTACCAGAAAGTACATCTCCAGTACCTTTCCAAAGATTATTAAATCCTCCAGCTATATCACCTTGACCAAGAGAGCTAAAAGTTTTACCAAGTGTTTGTGTAATACCTTGATATGTTCCTTTTATAAAAGCACCTGATTTACTAATACCTGTCCAAGCAGAATGTCCTAGTTGTGCTAATGTATTACCAAATGTCATTCCTGCTCCAGGAGCTGCTTTTGCTGCTGCACCTAACCAATTACCTAAACCTGCCCACGCTTGACCCATACCAGCCATTAAATATGGCATGGCAAAAGATAAAGCAACCATTCCTATTGGTCCTATCTTATCAGCAAACTTTGCAAATTTTCTAAAAGTACTCTTACCAAACTTTTTAACTTTAGTCCATAGTTTACCTCCAAGTTTTCTAATATTTTTAGTAGCTTTTTTTACTATTTTAGTAATAGGCTTACTAATTTTCTTAGCAACTTTTTTAACTGTCTTTTTTATTTTTTTAACTATCGAACCCATTTTCTTTTTCTCCTTTTGTAAATGCGTATCCTTGTTTTTTAACTTTAACTCCGCCGAACTTATCGTAACCTAATCGTATCCAATTTATTTTCTTTTTATCACCAACTTGTTCAGCTAAATTTCTTTGTGTCCATCTATGTAATGTTAATAAATTTCCATCATTACAGATAGTATCCATATGCCATATATTCTCACCATTATTCCACCAACTTTCATCTTCTATTAAACCTGTTCTTCTAAATTTTTCAGAAGAGTTATTATTCATAAAAGCCCAGCTAGTATAAGCAAAAGGCCTATCTCCTCTTCTAAAGACTCTATACTGATTAAGTTTTATTGGTGGTAAAACTTGTTGTAGAATATGTTCAACATCCCCTTTAAATATATTTTTATAAACTTTAGCAGTACTTACTAAATGTACTGCAGCTTCTACATCATTCATTTTTTTTTATATTATATTATTGTCCTTGAGCCCAGATATCTTTAGCCCAGTTAGCAAGGTCAACTAAAGACTGTCTTTTAGTAGAAGTATCAGCTGCTTCATTACCAAGAGCAGCTATAGTAATTTTAGCATCTCTATCATCATCATTTTCTGAAGCTTCAAATTCCCATTTAGCAGCATCTCTCATTTCTTGCCAAAGAAAAGATAACCCTTGGTTACTAAGGTTAAAAGCATTCATAGCATTTGCTTGATTAACAGCATTAACTCCTGCAGTATTTGCTGTATTTGTTTGTCTTCTCCATTGTACATTAGATTGTTCTATAGCCATAGAGTTTTGTGCATTAAATTGGTCTTTTTGAAAAGCTAAGTTAGAATTATATTGGTCTATTTGTGCATTAAGTTGGTCTGTCAATCTTTCAGCTTCAAGTTGATTACCAGCATTAACTTGAGCTATTTGATTTTCTTGAGTAGAATTAAACTGAGACATAGCATCTGCACGAGATGCATTATTTTGTGAAATAGTTGAAGCAAGGTTTGCCATAAATTGGTCTGTTTGCATATCACTTGTAGCATTAAACTGTCTAGCTGCATTTTCAGAAGATTGGTCAGATAACATAGCTTGTTGTCTTTGTTGTGCAGTTAGTATAGCAGCTTGTTGAGAATTACTAAGATTAGTCATATCAAGTTGTAAAAAGGATTGAGCATTTAATACTTGAGCTTGTTGTCTATTACTTAACTCAGCCATATCAAGTGCTGCAAGATTAGCAGCATTTTGCATTACAGCTTGTTGTTCATTTGTTAAATTTTGTAAACCAAATGTTCTAAATAAATTAGAATTAGAAATTACTTTTTGTTGTTCATTATTAAGATTAAGAACATCCATTCCTGCAACAGTTTGTGCATTAGCAAGAGCAACAGACTGTTGATTATTCATCCCAGCCATTGTCATTTGTTGTTGTAACTCAGCATTAGTTACAGCACCTTGTTGATTATTTGCAAGATTTTGTAATCTTACTTGTTGCTGTTGTTGTGCACTAGAAAGAATAGCTTGTTGTTGATTATTTAAATTAGCCATTAATAACTGTTGAGTATTACCAGCAGTTGTTAAAGCAGCTTGTTGTTGAAACTCAGCTCCTGTTAATTGAGCTTGGAATTGTTGTTGTTTAGTTAATACTTCAGCTTGTTGCTGGTTATTAAGATTAGCCATAGCTACTTGTTGTAATTGAGTTGCATTAGCTTGTGCGATTGGGATAGCACTTTGAATAATAGAATTAACTAAAGCTTCTCTACCTATAGAAGAACGACTCATTCCTCTTGAAGCAAGGTTTGCATCTACTGCTTCAACAGCAGCTCTTGCCCATGTTGGGATAGTACCACTATCAATCCCATTTAATAAAGTTTCTAGTTGTCCTGAAACAAGAGTATCTGCAGGTAATGAAGCAATTTGTGCAACAACACTTGTAGGTTGATTAACAACTGTAGCAGTAACAGACGCAGGATTTGTACCTACTGCTGCTTGAATATCATTTGGCAAGGTAGCTGTTTGTGCTTGAACAGTAGCACTTTGTCCTGTAATAGCATTAGCTAATGCTCCAGAACTTACTTGTCCTTGAGCAGCAGCAGTTATTACACCTTGAGCAGTTCCAGCAGTTTGACTTGCTCCAGCGGCAGTACCAGTAACAGTACCTCTTGTTTGACCAGTAACTTGTTGAGTTAAACCACTTCCAGAAACACCTGTAACAGTTTGTGGAGTTCCAGCTGTTGCTGCAGTAACACTAGTAGGTTGTATAGTGGTAGGAGCTGCTATAGTTGTACCTGTCCCAGTAGTAGCAGTTATATTACTAGGAGCTTGTACAGTTTGTTGACCAGCCGCTGTCGTACCTACATTAGTAGGAGAACTCATAAGTTCATTACTTTGTACGACTTGGTCAGTATATTTTTGTTTAGCCTTGTCAGGTATTACAGGCTCAGCTGCTTGGTCATCAAGAACCTCACGAATAGGTTTACTACTTATTTTTCCCCATGGTCGTGATTTTTCTGGTATTTCATATGCCATAATATTTATCTTCTCTTTCCTTGGCCTTTATATTTTTTAAAACTTCTTCTCTTATGTTTATTCATAGAACTCATTTTTGGATTACGACCAATAGATGTTCCATTATGTATTGCTTCATGCTCACTATAAGATTTCCATTTTTTAGCCATTATTACATTAAAGTTCTGACAATAAGATAACACATTTGAACAAAGACAGTTGAACCTATTATCCAAATAAACTTAGATAACTTATCTATATCTTTAGCCATATGATTAAGATGATTATCTTTAATCGTATCTATTTTTTGATTAAGTAATTTTAAATCACCTTCTATACGAATAATTGATTCTTTATTATCTTGTTCTATTGTCATCTATTTCTTTCCTTTTTTTTCTTCTTCTTCTTTTGGAAGCTCTTTTTTAAGAATATCTGAATAGTGAGAAATTAAAATATCTAAATTATTTAAATCAGCAAGAACAGAGTTTTTCTTTGTTGCTAAAACTTGAAGCTGAGCATATGCAAACTTACCTTCTTTATTTAATTTAGTCTCATCATACTCTTTATTATCTAGTGTAAACATTTATTTTTTTTCCTTTTCTTCGCCCACATTGGTTTATATATTATATCATATTTTTAAAAAATTGTCAATAACTATTTAATTTTTTTTAATTGTTGTTTAAGTTTTCTTACTTCCCATTTTAGTAGTAAGATTTTCATTTCTTTATCTCTTATATCCGTACTAGTAAAGTTCTGATAATCTACAAACAATTCATAAAACCTCTCTAGTTCTTTTATATAATCATCTTTTGTAGATGTAGTTCCATTTTCTGAGTATTTAAATTCAGCTCCTGATAATCTGGTTATACTCATGAAAACCACCTATGATTCTCTTTAGGAATTCTTTTATTATTCTTTAAATACCAATCTAATCCGCCTAATACCTGTTTAAGATATTTCTTTAGTTCAGGTTTCACATAGATAAAGAATGGTAAGAAAGATTGAAGATAAGGATAAATCGTAATGTCTATTAAAGTTTTAAATCTATCAATTTCTTGTATTCTCCATTTAACATAAGATTTTGGATAACCAACTCTATTTATATATAAGTTGTAACCCTTTTGAGGCATCCAATTAACAAACTCTCTTTGATAAATATGTCCATTTAAATAGTGTATTTCGTCACTTCTGTTTGTATCTTCCCATTTAATAACAGGGTTTTTGTCAACGAGTGGGTGAAACAATTCAAGATTTGAGGCTTTTGAAATTGTACTCCACACTTTATCAATATTTGTATTGAGTAATTTTTTATGAGTTACTCTTCGCATAAACTCTTTGCATAATTGCATTTGTTACTTCTTCACCATTCACTTCGCTTCCATATCTGAACAAGTTTATTTTGTTTGTCGCTTGTGTTTTTAATTGTTATTTTTTCACTCTTTAGCGGTCTTAAAATTTCTGCGTCAGTTTCTATATCTCCTTGTGAAGTTCCAATTAATGTTGCCTCTTTATGTAGATAAAAGTAACTTTCGTCAGGAAACTCATCTAAACAATGTTTTTCTAAAACAAATTCCTCATTAGGCTTAATATCTATTTGTCTATAATCCCACGATAACGGATTTTGTATTTGAAGATATGTACAGTTATCGCTTACTGACCCTGTTTTCATTATTGGCACTCTTAAAACATGATTAAAAGATGCTCTATTATGCCAATCGCTTATATGGTTTTCACTTCCTCCTGCTTCAGGGGAATATATATTAGCTACTCCAGATTCCATGCTGTAGTCGTAGCTCTCAACTTCTTCTGTTGATACTGCGTACTCTAAATACTCTTTAATATCATCTTCTGTAATGTGTGAATCATCATCTGGCGACCACTCAAAAGAACAAAATCCTTTGCCTTCAAGCAAGACAATTCCACACATATTATTATTAGATGGAATATTTTTGTTACCATTTAAAAAAGTTACTTCAAACCTGTTAGTACCTTCTGTATCTATATAGTCAAAATACTTTTTTCTAGTTTCACTCATACTTCCATTACAAACATTACTTACAAAATCACCTGCTTTGCCTTTAATTACTGCAACTCTAAGATGATTGAATGTTCCGTTTAGTTCTTCAAGTATTTTATAATTATATGCCATTGTTACACTCCATACTCTAAATGTATTCGTTGTTTAATTTTCTTGGCATTTTCATCCCAATACGCTTTTTTAATATCAATTCCTAACTCAGCAAACCATTCTCTTAATACATCACTTTGTGCCTCACATTTATAAGTCCACACATCAGCATCACTACAATTAGTTTGAATCATTTTAACTTTTGGTGAAAGTCTGTTATCGCTTGGTGTAAAAGTGTATTTTGCAAATTCAGCTTTAACTATTAAACCTGTTTTAGGGTGTATTACATTTTGTGTTTCTGATGGAGCATCTAATTTTTTAGTAAATTCAAAGTCCATTATTGTTTCTTCTCTTATTGCCATAATGTTAACTTATTGTAAAAGTTCTTGTTCCACTTGGATTAAATCGTTGACTGTTACTTGTCAGATACCATTGGACAAAGTCAGTATAATAATAATTATGGTAATTTGAACCATTACCTACTCCATAATTTGTACCATTATCCCAAATTGAAGCCCCTCTATAATCGGCAGCATTTCGATTACCTGCGTATGCTCCTGTAATAACCATAAAATTAGTAACACCAGCAGCATTAATTGATAAACTTCGAGTAGTACCTCCATTATCTTCATAATAAAAAGTTTTACCTTGTAGAGGGTAATAATCGTAATCAGCTATTGTTGCTGCATTATGCCTATCTGAATCAGTGTGATTAGACCATGTATAGCTACCCCACTGCGAGGCTCCATAATAAGTGGGTGCGACTTGACCAGCTAAATCGTTACCAAAAGTTCTACCTGTATTTAGATAGACATACATACTATTAGAGGTTTGTTCATAATCGGACATACAATCGTAAATCGGAATAGGACCATAATCTTCATTAGTATTGATGACAGCACTATTAGTAATCATCGCAGGATTAACCATGTAACTCCCCATATTAGTTGGATAAGTTCCATTATTATTATGAAAAGCTGTGTAATCTACAGCACCATTTAAAGCTATATTAACGCAGTACACTTTTGTAGTTGCTGTTGGGTGTTTTTGTCCATGTATAACCCCATCAAGATATGATTGGTTTTTTCCAAATCGTAGATAACTTAAAGAGGCTCCGTGTACTTGCTGCCAACTGTTGTTAGTAATAGCTCCATAGTAGTTAGAAAGGGAAACTGTACCACTTGTTGGAATATTGGAATTATCAGAGCTATCAATTATTAATCTGTTCCTTGCTGTGTTACCAAGATTTTGACCTATTGACTGTGGGCTGTGATTAGTGTGTCTGTAATAATCACCTAAAGATACTGAACCTGACGATGGAAGATTATTCTTATGAAGTTGAGTTCTAAGGTCAGAAAAAGAAATTGCTCCACTACTTTGAAAGCCCATTACTTACCTCCTTTTAGTTCTTCAATTTCTGCTTTGAGTTCTTTTATTGCCTCAATCAGATAGCCAACTGTATTTCCATAAGCTACTGATTTATATTCACCATCAATAACTAACTCAGGTGCAATCTTTTCTATTTCTTGTGCAATAACACCAGAACCTTTTTTGTCATCTTTAACAAATGAAACACCTCTCATTTGAGATACTTTGTCTAAAGCATTGTCGATTGTTTTAATGTCTGACTTTAATCTTTCATCTGAGTAAGCAGTAACATTACCTGTAAATGTACCATTACCAGAAGAATCTATTACCAAAGCATTTGCAGCATTAGTAATAAAGGTCATTGAGTTTCCTGTATTATTGTAAACAATTTGTCCGATGTTATCATCTCCACTATCGCCAAAAGCTATTCTTGCAAAACCATCTGTTGCAGCAAGAAAAGACATACCGCAACCTTCACCGCTAGTTCCATGCTCTATGACAAGTTGGTTTGCATGACCATCAACTGAAGAAGAGCCACTATCACTTTCTTTAATATGTATTCCAATGCCTAAATCTTTTGCACTTATAACACCTAAAGTTCCTGATATATCAGCACCACCACTTGTAGTTTCAAGTTTCTTAGTTCCGTTGTGATAAAGTTCTGCCGCTCCAGCTGACCAGAATTTTGCCATAGCTACACCAGCAGCATTATTAAAGTGAATAGTATCACTTGAGCTAATGTTTAAATCTCCTGTACCAACCTCCGCAATATAAGAATGAGAGGCGTCATGGTAAATTTCTAAATCGCCTCCTGTTCCAACAACAACTTTACCATTATCAGCAAGTTTTACATCGTGATTAAAGGTAGCTGTTCCTGCATCAGAGCCGTCAATAGTTAAGAAAGTAGTATCTACAGTTCCATCAGTTCCTTTAAATATAATATCTGTATCATTTCCTTGCGCATCAATAGTTATGTTACCTGCAGATGTAGCAAGTGTAACTGCAGCATCACCAGTAGAAATATCATCAGCTGCTAGACTTACATCTGCCCATGTTAGTCCACCAGCATTTCCTGATTGTTTTTGTAAATACTGTCCATTACTACCAGCATTACTGATTTCAAGTCTAGCTTCATCTACTGACTCATCAGCAATCTTAGCTTGGGTAACTTGGTCATCTGCAATATGGGCTGTATCAATACTACCATCAGTATAATGCTCACTATCAAGTGCATCATCAGCTATCTTTGCTCCAGTTATTGCATCGTTTGCAATCTTTCCTGTAGTAACTTGTAAATCACCTAGATGTGCTGTATCTATAGAGCCATCTGTGTAGTGTTCAGAATCAACCGCATCATCTGCAATCTTAGCTCCTGTAATAGCATCAGCTGCAATCATACCAGTTTCAACAGCTGTACTTGCTATTGTAACAGCTCCAGAATTAGAAATTGTAACATCACCTGATACTGCTACTGGATTAAAATTAGTACCATCTGCAACCATAATATAGCCAGATGTATTTGTACCCATAGTAATGTCATCACCACTTACAGTCAAGTCTCCAGTAATTGTAACATCATCTGCAAAAGTTGCCCCACCTGCAGAAATATCTGCTAAGTCATATCCAGTACCACCAGTATCAACAGTTGTACCAGGGTCTGCTTCTAATGTATCAAAAAATGTAAAAGGTGTGCCTGTAGCACTTTGGTCTCTAAATATACCTGCATATTTAGCAGTACCACCAACTCCATACTTACCATAGAATCCAAAGTCTACTGCATCTGCACTTGTACCTTGGTCTTTAGCAAGTTTTAACATTGCATCTGCTACTTCAACAGTTGTTGAATTAACTGTAGTAGTTGTACCACTAACAGTTAAGTTTCCAGTTACTGTTAAATTATCTGCAACAGTAACTTCTGAAGTAGAGTGTCCTATTGTTACTGCTATACCTGATGTTTCAGTAGCAAGTTTTAAAGCTCCATCTGAATTTGTAATATATCCATTTGAACCATCGTGATAAACTTCTAAATCGTTTCCTGTTCCAAATCTTGCTTTAACATTATCGTTAAAATCTACTCCAGTACCTCCTCCAATAGTTGTACCACCTACAACTAAATCAATAGTACCATCAGCATCTTGATATGTTGCAGTAATATCTGTTTCTGTATTACCAGTAAACATAGCTCCAACTGTATCTTGAATAACTTCAGTTAAATCAATATTAGCTGAGCCATCAAAAGATACTCCATGTATTGTTCTAGATGTAGCTAAAGCAGTAGCTGTAGAAGCATTACCTGTAAGTGCTCCTGCAAATCCTGTTGCCGTTACAGTTCCTGTACTTGGGTTATAATAAAAATCTCCATCAGATTCTAATCCAACATTACCAGTTGCAGAAGCATCTTCAATAAAAGTAATTAAATTATTTTCATTTGTGTTTTCATTATCAGCTACAGAAATATGATTTGCATTTGTAGCAGTTACAGCAGTTGTAGCATTAGTAACTGTAACTCCTGCTATATGAGTATCAAGAGCTGTTCCTGCAATAGTTATAGCATCTGCTTCTAGTGTACCATCGAAATCTCCATCAACAGCATCAACATTACCTTTAAATATAGAAGCTGTTACAGTTCCTGTACTAGGATTATATGCAAAGTCTCCGTCTGATTCTAATCCAACATTACCAGTTGCAGAAGCGTCTTCAATAAATGGTATTAGATTTTCTTCATTAGTATTTTCATTATCGGCCACACTTACATGGGCTGCATTTGTTGCATTTGTTACAGTAACACCAGCTATAACTGTATTTATTGCAGTACCACCTATTGTAATTGCATCAGCTTCTAATGTACCATTAATATCAGCATCTCCTTCTATATCAAGAGATGCTCCATCTAATTCTCCAGTAATAGTTAAATTTCTAATATCAGTGTAATCTTTGTTAGAATCTAGAATGACTGCTTTAGAAGCAATAGCTGTTCCTATAGCTGTGCTTCCTAAATCTAGTGCGTTAAGTTCACCTACAACTGCAGTAATACCATCTAGTGTATTTAATTCTGATGCAGTAGAAGTTACTCCGTCTAATATATTTAATTCTGAAGTAGTAGCTGTTACACCGTCTAATAAATTTAATTCTGTCGCAGTAGAAGTTACTACTACATCTTCATTTATCTTAGGTGAAGTTAATGTTTTGTTTGTAAGTGTATCTGTTGTTGCTCTACCTACTAAAGTATCTGTTGCTGAAGAAGGTAAAGTTAAAGTAATATCACTACCAGGATTACCTGGTGCTAAAGTTGTTTCATGTGCATCAGAAGTAGAACCTTCAAATATTAAGTTAGTTGTGATAGTACCATTAAATGCAACATTATCTGTAGCTGCGTCCCCTAGATTAATTGTACCACCATTAAATGTTGTTGTTCCTGTAACAGTTAAATTACCACCAACTGTTACATTACCTGTAGTAGTAATAGCATCAATATAAGCATTTGCAAAATATTTTGAAGAGCTACCTAAATCAATATCACTATCAACATTAGGTAAAAGTTTACCATCTTCAAGATGCATTTGTTGAACTGCTGCTGAAGAAACATCTACATAAAATTCAATATGATTATTTGAAGAATCAATTAAAACTTTGTTAAGAGGAGTTGCAACACTAGCATCACCAATAAGACCTATAACAGGACCTTCACCAGTTGTTCCATCATGTTTATGTCCAGATGTATTAACAAATGTTGCTGCTATTGCATCATATTCATTATTAAATAATGATGCATTAATAGTATCTCCATCTGAAAATGAACTCTGTCTTGTGTATGCCGCCATATTTAAATCCTTCCTCCTGGGATGTAGTCTACATAAAATCCTGAAACAGTATATGAAGAACCTGTTCCAGTACTTGATATTCTAAAATTATTAGTAAATCCGCTACCAGTTAAATTTACTTTTTGTTGTGGGTATAATGTTTGTCCAAAAACAGCTGATGCAAAAACTGCTGTACCAAATACTGCTGGATTTGCTAAAGCACCTATTCCTAGTTCAGCTGGTTGTGGAACATTGTTATCATCAAAATCATATCTACACAAAACTTTTAAATTATTATTAGAACCTTCTGCTCTAATACTTGTTTTAATATAATATAAAGTTTTACGAACACCTGAATCTCCATAATCTAAATCAGGTGTTTTATACTCAGCACTTATAGTATTACCATCAAAATTATTTCCAGTATCATGATTGTATATATAACCATCAATACTAGAATGATAATAAACTTCATCACCGTTTTCATCAAATCCTGAGTGAGTCATACGAGCTGGTATACCTGTAGATTCACTCCATTCGTATAAAGGAACACCTTCAGAAGATATTTTAAATGTTCCTAGTATTCCTTTTTGTTGTAAGTCAGCAGTTCCACTCTTATAATAAAATAATCTATATTGATTTTTTTCTCTAATAACCATACTTGAAAAAGTAATAGTTGATAAGTTTGGAAAAATATCATCTCTAAATATAGGAAGTACCTTTCTACTAATAGAACCTAATTCAATATCATCAATACGAGCTGTTCCTGCAATAGTTCTTAAACCGTCTGGAGAAAGAAAAATTAAATCTCCACCAATCTCTTGAATAGTTTTGCCACTTACACAACCAATATTTTTAGTTACGGATGATAAGACTGCCGTTGTATCTAGGCCAGATAATTGGTATATACTATTTTTACAAAATATAATAAGTTTATTACGAAAAGATTTTATGCCTACTATTTGGTCTCCAACATCTACTGTACCTGCAGAACTTCCTGTAAAATTTTCTGGTGATAGTCTAGTACTATAAGCAACTACTTGTGGATTTTCTGAATAACCTGCAACTATTAATCTTTCTCCAAAAATAGTAACTAACTCTGGGTCTGTAGGAGCTGACCTTTTTACTTCTTTAAATGAATAAGTATGTACTCCTGCATTTGTAATTTCTATAACTAATTCACCAATCTTATTAGTACCATCAGCTATATAAAGTTTACCATATTGTTTATTTCCTTCATAAAAAGCAAACTCACAAAGACTTTGAGAACCTCTTGATATTGCACTTCCACTAGATAATTGAGCGGCAGTAGCTCCATTCTTTTTTATAACTTGAGATGATGCACTTGAAGCAAAATTACCATCTGCTGTCATTGATGTATCACTACCAATACTCAGAACAAGAAACTGTTCGTTATTAATTAATATATCGTCACCAACTGCAAACTCTGAAGAAAAAGAAGTACCACTTCCAGTTATTGTAGCACTTCCTGAACTTACTGATACAGTACCTGTTTTAGATTGATAAGTATCTTTATTAACTTGTGTCCAAGTAGTACCATCTGCACTATAATAAATATTAGAACCTTGACAAGCTACAACACCTTTAGCATATCTATATATACCTTCAATATCATCTGCATTTCCAGCTGGTTGATTGCTTCCAAATTTACTATAACCATTAATTCTTCTGTATCCTCCGTGAATAGAAGACTCAAAATTATTAAGTCTTTGTGCTACTCCTGGAGTTCTAAAAAGTAGTGAGGTACTAGAAACTAAGTCTAATCCACCTTCACAATTTATCGAGATACCTTGTTCAGCCATGATTTAAAAAAATTTGTTATTACTTCCTTTTTATTTACTTTTATCCAACTTGGTGGTAATTTTACATGTGTCTTTTTTTTATTAGACATAAAAACTTCTTCTATCATCCATTATAACAGGGAAAGGTTCAAGTAGTTGTTCTCTCATTGTTCTTAAACCATTTTGAAATTCTACATCTGCTAACTGAGCTTGAGACATATTATCTTTAAATTGATGAATATAGTATCTTGCTTTTGCTAATAACACAGAAGTATATTGTTTTGGAAATACTACAGTATCATCATATGCTGATAATTCTGTAGGTTGTGTATAAGCATAAAAATAAATTCTATAAATTCCATCAGGTATAGGAGATAATCCAAGTTTATTGTTCTCTGGTACTCTTATTACTCTTCTAGGAATACCATAAGATTGTGTATCACTTTTATCTCTGGCTTCAGATATTCCGTGAGTTCTTTGCCAACTACTTAAAGATAGTGGAGATAATTTATGTATTTCATAAGGAGCAGATTTACCTGATACTCCTTCTTCAGTAACTACCATATTATCCCAATCAATAAAACTATATTCATTTAGTATTGTTTGGGCGCTTCTTAAATCATACCATCTTGTTCCTGATGATGTTTCAATATAAGTATTACCATAATAATTATTAGAAGGGTCTCCTGCAGATAAAAAACTCCATTTATCTTCAGCGTTGCATATATCAAAGTAAGCTCTATTAATAGCGTCTTTAATATATTTTTGTATACCTAATGCAGAACTAGAAAAATTAGAAGAAGTTAATTCAACTTCATTAAGTTCTCTAATTAAAGTATTAGTTAAATCCAAATATGTTCTAAATGGAGCAGCCATTATTTAATCCTTTATTATTCTGAAACTTTGTAAGAAGGGGTACCAATGTCAGGTGAACCAATATCAGCTTTTCTTCTTAAATCCATTTTACCATATTGTCTTGGATATTTTTCTTTACTATAATCACAAGAAGCTACATTATTCCCTTCTTTTAAGAAAGGTAAATGTTCTGTTATAACATCAGTATATTCAATTCCGTTTTTCATTTTAGCCATTTTTAAATTCCTTATTATAAAAGAAAGGGCGAAATTAATCGCCCCTTCTAATTATGTATTATTAGTCGATAGCGTAGACTGCTTTCACAATCGCATCATCTCTAAGAACACTTCTTCCATAAACATGAAGACCTCTTACGATATCACCGAAAGTATCAGTGTCTCGTAGAGTTTCAATATTAAGGATTGACTGAGCAGTTGCTGTAGAAGATATATGTCCTCCTAAGCATTGACCAGTTGAGTTCGTACCTGAAACTGCAGGACAGTTAGAAGATTTATACATTTGGAATCCTCTAATTGAACCAGACGCAACTAGACCATTTCTTACACCACCATCACCTTGATTGTAGTCAGATGACATTAGTTTAGAATCAGTACTAGCTAGTTCTTCATAGAACTCAGGTTTTGCAACAAACCATCTTCCGTCTTCTGGCACAGATGAATCGTCAAGAAGTCTAGCCATTCTAGCCATAATTGCTAAAGGACTAATTTCTGAACCTCCATTACCCATATCAATAGGGTCGCCTGAAGTCATGTTAGCTATTGCTGAACCATTTCCATCACCACCAAGTAGATGGTCTGGACTTGAAGTAGAGACACCTCCGAACATTGTAGATAATACTTCACTGTCCATTGTGTCTTTTAGTGTGTACGCCGCACTTGAAGCGCCTACAGATGCAAAGTTGACATGAGACATTCTTTCCTCAATATCATCGATAATAAACTTAAATGAGTTTGCTTTATCAATAACAAGTGTCGCTTCGGCATCAGTAAGGTATTGTTTTGTTGTCGCTGCTGCTCTCGTATAAGCTGCTACAGTTACAGTTGGCTCTTTAATAATTTTGACAGTATCGCCAAAACCACTGATTTCACCAGCGTAATCTGTATTAGTTATAGCTTCAATAACAGACGCTTTCCTAAAGAAGTTTTGAATCTTCTTCGAGAAAATTTCAGGAACCCAATACTCACCTGTTTGGGTTGAAACGCCTACATCAAAGTTGGAGAGGTTTGCATTCGACGCATTTTGTAATGTACCCATTACTTCCTCCTTGTTTAGTTGTTAAGTTAGCAACTAAGCACGAGTAAAATTAGTAAGTCGGATTTCCACTACCGCCATAATTTCTTTTGCCCATATCATTAACGACACGGCCTTCAGACATAGCTTCTGTAATAGATTTTTCGTTCTTATCAAATTCACTTTGAGACATAGCTGCAATTTGTGAACGAGTCCAAATCTTTTTACTTCCATATCCTATCTCTTTACTATTCTTTACCTGTATCATTTCTGAAGCAGGTACTAAATCGCCTGAGACATTCCTTTTAGTATTAGAAGATTTAAACTTGCCGACATCCTGTTTGAAGAGGTCGATTGCACGAGCAGCTAAAGTAGCATTTGAACCATTACTATAAATCCAACCTTTTATTTCTTCAGGTTGTCTATCAGCCCATTCATGAAACTCATCGGATTCTCTAATCTCTGAGAAGTCTGGGTGTAGTTTTTCTAAAGTTAACTCTGCTTCTTTCATAGAAATTTCTTGATTTTTATTCTGAAGAACTTTTAATTCTTCTTTTAAATCCTCAAGTTCTTTTGAAGTTTGAGTATGAGCAACTGATTCAACTACATCATAAACATCTGGATAATTCTTTTTAAACTCTTGAAGTTCTTCTTTACTTTTAGGAGCTTTATATTTTGGTCTATTAGCTCTTAATTGTGCATGAAGTTCTTCTTCTTTTTGTTTAAAAGAGTTAACCTTAGTATCATAATGTTTTTTTAAATCATCATACCTTTTTTTATAGTCAACTTTTTTATAAGGTTGAGATTCTTGAGTTACTTCCTCTTCCTGAGTAGCTTCTTCTGTGTTTAGCATTGTATCCACAACTACCTTAGGTTTTGGTTTTTTATATCCCATCGAATCATTTGCACCTTCGTATGGTTTTTGTGCTGCTTCATCCATAGTATCATAATCAAGATAATCTTTCTTTTGATTATATGGATTAGCTTCTTGTTCATCGTTCTTCGGAGAAGTAGTTCTTTTTTTCAAAAGAGGGTTCTCTTTACTTTCAGTCATTTTTAATCACCTTTCGTTGTTATTGTTGGGGTCTTGCAGAATTGCAAGAGTAGCCGAAAACAGAGTGCCTTGGTGATTCCAGGGTCGCTCTATTTATAAAGTCTACTTGTAGGGGTTTTGCATTAAACCACCACGAGCAGCACTCATGACATCCGTTGGAACAATATCCATAGGAGTAGTATCCATTTGTTGTTCGTCTTGGATGTTCATATCTTTATCGTAGTCATCCTCTGCTTTTTTCATCATCTTACGAAGTTTGTCTACACCTAAGTGTTTTACAGACTTAGCTGTAAATACAAACTCTCCATCTGATAATCTTGCAGGGATTGAGTCGGATGTTTCTGTTCCTGGTCCATCGACTTCGCCTTCACCAGAGAATTCATTAGTAGCATTAGCTATAAACATTTTTGGAATTATATCTAATAACGCTGGAAATGTTTCTATAGCTTGTTCTAAAACTTGTTCATCTTCTGCAGTTAACATTGTTGTATCAATACTAACTTGTAAATCTTCATTATCTAGTTCATCAATATCAGGTTCTTCAGCTTCATTTAATACTGCTTGGTCATTTTCTAACATTTTATCTGTTTCAGCAACAGCTTCTGCTTCTTCGTTTTGTTCTTCTATCATATCAATGGGCATTCCTTCATCTTGTACTGTTTGTAATTCTGGGATGACCATACCACCATCATCATAAGCACGATAACCAGGGTCATCTTTAATACTAAATACTTTTTCCTCAAGACCAGCTATTCCACCTGCAGCATATCTAGCTCTTGATTGGTCAAATAATCTTTGTGGTTGCCCTGGATTTTGTACTGAAGAAGGAACTTGAGGAGCTTGTAACCCCATAGTAGGAGCTTTAGTTTCTCCAGTAATAGTAGAAAGAGGTTTATCTTCACTACCAGTTTTACTTGAGCCTGGTACTCTATATAATGCTGCGTATCCTGGTGTTGCCATAGTATTATTCCTTTTAATTAGTTAAAAAGTCCATTTAATTTTTATTCCTTTATCTTTTGATTTAGTATTGTAGCCTATGTTTGCACTAAAATTATTTTTATTAAATTCTGCACCTAGCCAATTATTACTATCCAAATTTAAATTCTTTGTAGGGTTCCCATACTTTACTTTTGTATAACTAGGTCCATCACTAGATGAATAACCTTCTACAGATATTTTATTTTTATTTCCCACGAACTATATCGTAATCCTTTCCTTGTTTTTTCCAA